TTAGAAAATTACAAAAATGGAAATCACAAAATGTTCACTCACGAATTAGTGAAAATAGACAATAAAATGTTCATCGTCTATAGAACAAAAGGATATACTGAAAAAAGTACAGTTTACGGTTCAATTTTTCACATTACACAAGGCGAAAATTTAAACTTGAAATTCAAAACTAAAAAACAAGTTGTTAATTTTTTTTCAAAATAGTATGAAAACATTTTTATCAAAACAAAAGTATCAAATTTATTTACTTGCTTTTATAGCAGTTTATTTTATAACACGAATATTATTTTAAACACTAAACAAAATGGAATTAGAAAAAAAACACAGAGAAGCATTGTTGGAAAAACTACAACAAGCAAGAATAGATTTAGAAATCGTAAAAGAATGTCTATTAGAAAATAGACTTGAAAATATAAAAGGTAGATTTGAAATAGAATGTTTTTTAACTGAACAAAAAATAATTCTTATAGAACAAAGTTTAATAAATAACGAAATAGATTTTTAAAATAATCACTAAAAACCAAACATTATGATTTCATTAGTTTTACAACAGTTACAAAATTTAGAGTTAATAACAGATTACTTTTTCTGTTTCAATGTTCAATCCGGTAAAGGTAGATTTATAGGATGGTATACACCGGATTTAGAGAAGTATCTACTTGACAAAGGATTCTTCAAAATTGATTATTTATACGCAGATGATGAGACTCAACACGAGTACCAAAATGGATGTATTCAAATAGTTTTATCAGAGCAAAAATAATGGATACCTATACCGAAAAGCCGGATCAGTTAGAGAATGAATGTTATTATTGTGGTGAACCTTGCGAAAAGACATATTGCAATGCAGAATGTCGTAAAGCATATGAATACGAAAACTAATGACTTGTGAGCAATTCCAAGAGATATACTACGAAATGATGGAAGTATATCGAAGAGACAAAGAACTAACGCATATTGAAGTAGTATTCAATATTAAGCCAGTAGAGAAAGAAAAAAAGACTGCTATTATAAACATAAAGACCTATAATGATGGAAATACCGGACAATAGATATGTACTGCTTGAGGAAGGAAGACCTTTCATTCTCTTGTTAAACGAGAGACAAGCAAAGCAAGAGCAAAGAAAATATTCTGAAATGTATCCACATTTAGACTATACAATCTTTTACGACGAATATTACGAATACGGAGAATATCACTAATTTAAAACAAAAAAAATGGAAGACTTAATTAATTATTTAAACCAAGCTAACGAAGCATTGAGATTAGAAAATGCAAGGTTAATGGATCAAGTCGAAAGACTAACCAACAACATCGAGGTTCACGATGCAATTATAATGAGCCAAGAGTACAATGAAGCAAATTATTATTATTCATTAAAAACAAACTAAAATGCCAAAAAATGTAGACATTATCCCAATGGGATTGAAAGAGAAGTTAAGCAAAATTCAGTTGGAATTTAAAGCAAAAAAAACATCGTTTAACAAATTCGGAAATTATTACTTTCGAAGTGCAGAAAGCATACTGGAAGCACTAAAGCCATTCAATGAGAAGTACAATGTATACTTCACCATCAATGAGCAGTTAATCAACGCTAATCCGCCAATTATGTCATCTGTTGCTACTATATGGGATTGCGAGACTTTAGAGAGCATAGACTGTCAAGCAGTAGTAGGAATTGATTTAGAGCAAAAAGGAATGGCAATGCCACAGAGATATGGATCATCTTCAAGTTATGGAAAGAAATATGCTTTAGGAAACTTACTTTTGATTGACGATACTGCTGATGCAGATGCTACCAACAAGCACGATAAAGAGCCGGTAAAAGAAAATAAGAATATATCATTAGAATTTGACACTGTGGAGTTTGCAAAAGCATTAACTTACATAGCTACTGGCGGAGATATTTCTTTAATTGAGAAAAAATATACATTAACCAAAGAAGTGAAAGAAGCACTTTTAAACAACAAATAAGATGGAATTACAAGGAGAAATTATCCTAATAGGACAAACAGAGACAATCGGTGCGAAAGGTTTTAAAAAGCGTTTAATCGTCGTTAAAACAGATGAGCAATATCCACAGACTATTCCGGTTGAATTTACACAAGACAAGACCGGATTGCTTGATTTATATGAAGTAGGTGAGATTGTGAAGATTGGCATCAATTTAAGAGGTTCAGAATGGAAAGGTAAGTATTATGCAAACATTCAAGGTTGGAACATCAACAAGACCGAGCGAGAAAAAAGTGCTACATCATTTATGCCGGACAGACAGAGCATTGATAATTTGATGGAATATGCAGAAGAGCAACACGACGATGGATTGCCATTCTAAAATTAAAGGGATGGGCGTAAAACCCCATCCTAATTTTAATCACTAAACTATAAACAAAAATGCTTATAAACTACAAAGACCAGTTAGAAATCATCCGGAATATTAGAAATGGAAAACTAAAAGAAGGATTGAAACTTGACATACCGGAATTAGACGAATACATACGTTTTAAGACATCCAATTTCAATATTGTACTTGGTCACGCAAACGTAGGAAAGACTACATCTATCCTTTACTTAATGCTTTGTTATTCTTTAAAGCACGATTTAAAATGGTTAGTTTGTTCGACTGAAAATGATAGCTATTCACTCATAAGAAAGTTAGTTGAGTTTTTAGACGAAACACCAATCAATCTAATGAGCGAAAGTAACTTCAAGACGCATTCGGAATTTGTTGACAGACATTTCAAGTTTGTGGATAATGCCAAAATGTATGACTACCATACTGCATTGGATATGTTCAAAGAGGTAAAAAAGCAATTCAATTACAATGGCATCTTGCTTGATCCATACAATGCACTTATCAAAGACAATGAACAAATGAAGTCGTTAGGCGGACACGAATACGATTACCAAGCTTGTACAGAGATGAGAATGTTCTGCAAGGAAAATAAGGTTTCAATGTGGTTGAATACTCACGCAAACACAAACGCACTCCGAATGGTTTACAGAACAGACCATCAGTATGCTGGACATCCTTTACCACCGATGGCAAGTGATGTTGAAGGTGGCGGAAAGTTTGTCAATAGAGCCGATGATTTTATAGTTGTACACCGGTTGACTCTGCACCCACAACTCTATACAACTACGATGTTGCATATTCGAAAAGTTAAAGAGATTGAAACCGGTGGCAGACCTACAAGTATAGACAATCCGATTGAAATAGTAGCTTTACAAAACAATGTTGGATTTAGTTTGAATGGCAAGTCAATCTTAAGAACTATCAAAGAAAGTCAACTCAATTATTTATGATTAATATTCTTGACATACTTTGCTTGAAGCACAATACTTGGATAAAGTATGTCATTTCTTTTGGTTGTCCGGCAGATATAGCAGAAGACTATGTCCAAGAAATGTACATCAAAATATACAATTACAGTCAGAAAGGAAATGATTTGATGTTCAACCAAAATGAGGTTAATTTCTTCTTTGTTTATGTTACTTTGAAAAATATGTATTATGATGATATCAGAGCCAAAAAGAAAATCACATTTACAGAGTTAGAAGACAATCATACAGTTGAGGAAGTAGAAACGATTGACAATTACATTGAGCAATCTAAAGCATTAAAAAACTGGGTAAAGGAATTAGACAAAGAAATCAACAGAGAGCAAGAATATAGCCAATATCAAGCATCGCTTTGTTACATCCGGTTTATCTATCAAAAAATATTTTTAGAGGATGTGTCGGTGCAGCAGTTAGCAAATGAAACAAACTTGAGTTATTGGTCGATTAGAAATACAGTATTAAGAATTAAACAACAAATAAAAGATGGAAGCACAACAAAGAGCAGAAATACTTCTAAATAAATATAGCAAGAACTACAATAGAGAAGTAGTCAACGGAATGATTACTATGTACCGAAAGAATGATAACATAGAGATGTTGAACCATTGGAATGAAATAGCACTAATCTTAAAAGCAAAGTACAATGAAAAAAGCATTTAAAGACGATTTAAGAGACTATCTGAAGGAAACAAGGTTAGGAGATAGATTGGAATTAATATTCAGATATACTGGTATAAAATGGATTGTTAAGAAAATATATCCAAATTGCAAATGCGATGAAAGAAGGGATTTTTTAAACGGAGAAATAAAAAGAAAATAGCATATAACGTTTTGCAACTACACGTCTGTTGCGTAAAAATACAAAACTATCTTTCGGTTTAACACGAAGCTAAAAGATACACACAAATCACTAAATTAATCACAATGTAGCAATAGCGTGTAATTGCTGTTATAAAACGTTTTTATTATGGGAAAAGGATTTTCAATTTTAGTATGGGATGATTGGGGTAGCGGTTTAGTAATGGTAAACCCAAGAATTATAGATGATGGAACTTTAGATTTTTATGGTAATCCAAATAATTGGTTTCCATATAATTCTGATGAGCAGAAAAATAAAAAAATAGAAGAATTAACAAAAGGTTACGAACATTATACGATTGTTGAGTAAAATGTTTTATAACTACCCGATAGGTATGATTTTGTCATACTAAATTAACAAAAGAAAATGATTAGAGAAGAAATAATTGAACTTTATAAAAAAGAATAAGATGATAAAAATAGACATTAGCAAAGAATGGTTAGGATTTTCAAAATCCACAACCACTACAGTAAATCAAAAAAAATACAAAAGATTATTTTTTGCATTTTTTGTAATAACATTAATCACTAAAACTAAATAAGATGAAAATATTAAGTGCAGAAGAATGTTATTATGACCAATTAAGAAGACAAGGTGGCAAGATGATGAGCCATTTTGAAATTGCTGAAAACTACTCAAAGTACATTTTAGAAAAACAAAACAAGAACTTGTATAGTGAGAAGGAAATGGATAATGCTTATGATAAAGGATTTAAAGATGCCATAGAAAAATTGTATAGTGAGGAAGAAGTATTGAATATTTTAAATGAATTTTGTGATAACTTTTATGAAAATTCAATCAGAAAAGATGTAATAGAAAAATGGTTAGAACAATTTAAAAAGAAATAAGATGAACAAGACAGACAAAAGATGGTGGCAGAATTTTAGAGACAATTTAAGGAATGTAGTAAGCAATGACGAATATTTAAGAATAAGTGAACTTCACGCACACTATTTCAATCACGCAGTCAATTATCCTTGCAAATGTGATCCAAAAGTAATACAGAGTTATATTGATGATCTAAACGAATTATACCTAAAAGAATGAAAGCAAACGAATTGAGAATTGGGAATTGGATAATTGAAGATGAAACTATCTATTCTTACGGTATAAGTAAAACAAAAAGGCAAATTTCTTTAAATGATTTTAGAGTAAGTGATGATAATTGGTCGGATTTATGGGATATGTTTAAACCAATCCCACTAACCGAAGAAATACTATTGAAGTGTGGATTTGAGAAAGACAAAAAAAACAATTCATTTAATATTTACAAACACAAGTACTATGATTTATTTTTTAGAATATTTGATGGTGGTGCTATTTCTTTTTGTTTAAATAATGAGTATGTTTTAATTAAATACCTACATCAACTTCAAAACCTATACTTTGCTTTGACCAACGAAGAACTAATTGTAAACTTATGACACCACAAGAAAAAGCAATAGAGTTAGTAGATGAATTTATGCCTTATGCAGATGGGGTAGATAGACAAGAAGACCACGACCAAATAGAAGAACATTTAGAAAACGCCAAACAATGTGCATTAATAGCAGTTGTCGAGATAATAAATGTATTGGCAAAAGATATTAATCCATTGATAAATTATTGGTTTGAAGTTAAAAAAGAAATAGAGCTATTATGAGTGAACAGACATCACACCACAAATGGGAACAAGGTATCATTCATTTGATGAACTTGGATGGATGGGATTTAACTTGGACCGGAGAAGAATTTGAACACTACGATGCAAAGGGTAAAACACCAAAAGGATTTGATTGCGTAATTGAATTTAAGTTAAGGCATAAATACTATCCGACAAAGGTATTAGAACAATACAAGTACGATAAGTTAATGTCAGAGCCAAACTGTATGAAGTTTTATTATGTCTTTGATGGTGGCGGAAACTATCTTTATCATTTAGATACGCTGATATTGCCGGAATTAGTCAGCATTAATACACCAGTTACACATAAGTATGAAAGAACTGATTTGATTGATAAAAAATGCTATATGCTTTCGGAGAGCCAAGCAGCGATTTTGAATAAATACTAAAAAAAGATATTATAATTTTGTTAATAAGTTAGAAATAGTTATCTTTGAAAAAATAAAACACTAAACAATTTAAAAAATGGAAAACAAAACAGAAGAACAAGAGCAAACATTCACACTTGAACAAATGAAAGAATGTTGGAGAGATGCCCAGTACGAAATGCACAAAACCTTTAGCAGTAGTTATGTCGCAATAACTTTTGACAAATGGTTGGAAGAAAAGCAAGAACAAATAAACAGACTTGTATCGTGATAGTCTTATCTTTATTTAATGGAATGAATACCGGAAGACAAGCACTTGAAAATGTCGGTATCAAAGTAGAGAAATACTATTCAAGCGAAATTAAACCTTACGCTATAGAATTGACACAGTATCATTTTCCGGACACAATTCAACTTGGTGATGTTACTAAATGGCGAGAATGGAATATAGATTGGAAAAGTATTGATTTAGTATTGAGTGGATCACCTTGCCAAGATTTATCTGCTGCCGGTAAAAGAGCCGGTATAAATGGAAAGAAATCAAGTCTATTCTTTGTATTTGTAGAAATATTAGAACACATAAAATCATTAAATCCTAAAATCTTATTTCTTCAAGAAAATGTAGGAAGTGCATCCAAGTTGGATGTTGGTATTATGAGCAGAGCATTAGGTGTTTATCCGGTAAGAATTAATAGCAGTTTAGTTACTGCACAATTACGTGACCGTTATTATTGGTCAAATATAAGAACTAAAGAAGATGGAATGTTTGGTGATATTATAACTGATATTCCAAAACCAAAAGACAGAGGAATAATGTTCAAGGACATCATCACAAGTGGAACAGTTGAAAGAATTAAATCTTGTTGTTTGATGGAAAGTATTAGTAGAGTTCAACATACTCAAGATGGAATAAAAAGTAGAGAAAAATTTGGTGTACCACAAATTTACGTTGATACTGATAAACATACTTGTTTGAATACGTTGAGTGGAGCTATGCAAAATAGTAAACAAGAGTATTTAAAAAATAGAAATGAAACCACCGGAATGATTACTTTGATCTATGAATTTAATGGCGAATTAAGAGTAAAAGCAAACACCGAAAAAGGATATGAAGTTGTTACTGAAAATGATTGTTTGGATTTAAGTTATCCAACATCAACAACAAGACGAGGAAGAGTGACAAAAGGGAAGTCACCTTGTTTGATGCAGTCATCTAACCTTCTCTATAGTTACAAAGATGGAAAGGTTAAAACAGTCAACAAGATTGAGATGTGCAGACTTCAAGGGTTTCCGGATGATTACTGTGATATACTTTCAACTGCCAAAGCTGGTAGTTTGCTTGGCGATGGTTGGACATTGCCAATTATAGAACATATTTTTTCATTCATAAATCAAGAAAGATGATAGTATTAGTAGATGCAGACAGTTTGATTTGGTCAAGTTGTTACAAAGCAAAAGAGCAAGAAACGGATACCGGTTACCATACCATTGAAGATGCTAAATTGAAGTTTGATGAAGTCTTTATGAATATCATTAACCGGATTGAAGAAACATACGAAATAGATAAGGTTATGACATTTGCTTGTGCAATAGGAAACTTCCGGAAAGAGATATCAAAGAATTACAAAGCCAATAGAATTGACCGAGAAATTCCACCAATCTTAAATGAATTGCAAGTTTATGTAGTTGAGCAGTACGAAGCAAAAAGAGGTGCCGGAGTAGAGACTGATGATTTAGTTGCAACATATTGGAAAAAATTATCAGATACATTTGGAAGAAATGAAGTCTTGATAGTATCAATCGACAAAGATTATAAGCAGTTACCTTGCATCATTTACAACTACCATATCAAACATCAATGTTATTATGATATATCCGAAGCAGAAGCAAGATACAATTTCTATGAGCAAATGATAATGGGTGATACATCAGACAATGTGAACTTCTGCAAAGGATACGGTAAAGCATATTGTAAAAAAGCATTTAAAGACTGTTTAACAGACTTTCAGTTTAAAAGAGTAGTATTTAGTCTATACAAAGAATTACACAAACAGAAGGCACGAGAGCGATTTATAGAGTGCTATTTACTTTTAAAATTAAAAACCAAATAAGATGAAAGCAAAAATAATTGAAACAAGTATAGTTGGATTTGGATTAGGATATGATTACAAAGACAAAGAAATTAGTTTACACCTTTTAATATGGTGTTTAGAAATTAAATTAAAAACCAAATAGAATGATTAAAGACTACAGATTGATTGAGAAAGAAATCAAAAAAGAACTAAACATAAACATCTACGAAGACTCACGAAAGAGACCAGTTGTGACTGCACGAACATTGTTCATATACATTCTACGCAAAGATTGGAATTTCACGTTATATAAGATATTGGAAATCTTCAAACAAAACGGTAAGGATTTTACTCACGCTACTTTGATCCACAATATCAAGTTATATGAGATAACGAAAAAGGAAGAGCCAAAACTTGAAGAAATTAGAGGTATAATATTAGACCAAGAGCCATTGCAATTTGAGATTATTCAAATGATTAAGAATGTAAGAAATAAAGAGAAGTTACAACAGATAAAAAACTGTATCGAAGCTAACTAAAAATAAAACTATGGGTAATTTAGGTAACAAGTATGCAAAGACATTCAAATCAGACATTGTAATTGATTATATTAATAGGTTACCTAAAGGATCCACAATGGCTTTAGCGAGACTAATTCACGAAGAGAACAAACTATACTTTGATAACTTTGAACAAGCAAGAGCAATGGTCAGAGGATACAGAGGAGAGATGAAAAAAAACCAAACACAAAAGACAGTCATTCAAACAAGAACAGAAGAGGAAAAAAAGAACTTCATCAGAAAAAAACTTCCGGAGTCAGACTACGAGAAATGTGAGCCATTCATCATTCCAAAAGGTCAAAATAACATACTGATTTTATCTGATATACATTTGCCTTACCAAGATAACAAAGCACTTGAATTAGCAATCAATTATGGAATAGAACACAAAGTCAATGCAGTATATCTGAATGGTGATACTTTAGACTTTTATATGGCTTCAAGGTTTTTAAAAAATCCTAAATTGAGGGATTTAGCCGGTGAGTTAGAAATGGGCAGAGAATTCTTGAAACTATTACAAGACACATTCAAATGCCCAATCTATTTCAAGATAGGAAATCACGAAGTAAATGGGAACATTTCTTGATGATAAAAGCACCGGAGTTGTTAGGTATAGACGATTTCAAACTTGAACAGTTATTGAGGTTTAGAGAATTTGGAGTGACTTTGATAAAGGACAAACAAATGGCAATGGCTGGTAAACTTCCAATACTTCACGGTCACGAATGGTATGGTGGTTTTGCACCACCGGTCAATCCAGCAAGAGGTCTATTCTTAAAAGCAAAAGAGAGTTGCATAGTAGGACATCACCATCGAACATCAGAGCATACAGAAAAGACTTTAAGCGGAGATGTAACCACAACTTGGTCAACCGGATGCCTTTGCGGTTTAGAGCCGGAATACGCACCTTATAACAATTATAACCACGGATTTGCTCACGTAAAAATAAGCAAAGATGGAAACTACGAATTGAAAAATATTAGAATTATAAACCACAAAATAGTATAGAGATGGGAAAGAAAAAATACATAGAGACACCGGAAAAACTATGGGAGTATTTTGAACTCTATAAAAAAGAGACAAAGAGCAAACCATTTTTAGTAAAAGATTGGGTAGGTAAATATGCAACCGATGTGTATAGAGAGAAAGAAAGACCATTGACAATAGAAGGTTTTGAATGTTGGTTATTTGACAACAACATTATAGGCGATTTAAGCCATTATTTTGCAAATACTAATAATAAATACACAGACTATTTAACTATCTGTTCACGTGTAAAAAAAGCAGTAAGGCAAGACCAAATCGAAGGTGGTATGGCTGGGATGTACAATCCAAGTATAACGCAAAGATTAAACGGTTTAGTTGAGAAGACACAAACAGATGTGAACATCACCAAGTTTGAATTCGATGAGTAGCATAAAAGGATACAAGCCACATCCAAACCAAAGGTTGATCCATAACTCAATCAATAATGAGCAATACAAATACTATGTGTTGAATATTGGAAGGCAGTTTGGTAAGACGATGTTAGCAATAAATCAGATGTTGTACTGGGCAATCAATAATAGAGGTTGCAATATTGCTTGGGTAACACCGGTGTACAAGCAAGGGAAGAAAGTATTTGAAGAATTAGAGAAAGCCACAAAGTCGAGTGGTTTTTTTGCGTTTAACCAAAGTGAATTGACAGTCAAAGGATTTGGAAGCACTATCTCTTTTTTTAGTGGTGAGAGACCGGACAACATTAGAGGTAATACATTTGACTATTTGATAATAGATGAAGTTGCATTTACACGTGAGGAGTTGTGGAGTGAAGTGCTATCTGCAACAGTCTTGGTTAAAGGAAAAAAGGTCATCTTTATTTCAACACCTAAAGGCAAAAATCATTTTTATAAATTATCATTGCAACCTAACTATGATGACAGATACAAGTATTTTCATTTTACTTCTTATGATACACCATTCATCAATGAGTTAGATTTAGAAGAGAGAAAGAGAAGTTTGCCAAACCATATCTTTAGACAAGAATACCTTGCGGAGTTTTTAGACAATTCAAGTGGATTGTTTATGAATGTAAGAGAGTGCATAAAAGAGCCATCACATTCAAGCATTTACTTTGGCGGATTGGATATCGGAAGAGCAGATGACTACACAGTCTTGACTATTGTAAATGAGCATAAGCAAGTAGTATTTACAGACCGATGGAGAAAAGATGAATGGACAAAGATAATTGAGAAAGTATCAGTCAAGATAAATGAATACAATGCAAAGGTTTATGTTGAAGTGAACAATCAAGGTGATGTGTTTTATGAGATGTTGAAAAAGTTGTGTGGCTCAAAAGTATATCCATTCATCACATCGACAAAGACAAAACCTATAATGATAGAAGATTTAGCAGTCTTATTTGAGCAGAAGGAAATATCAATTTTAAACACATCTTGGATGATAGATGAATTAGATGCATTTACTTATATCTATAACCAAAATACACGTAATGTTCAATATTCTGCACCAGTAGGAATTCACGATGATAGTGTGATTAGTTTGGCTTTAGCTATTCAGTCGCACAAAGATTTGAAAAATAGAGGAACATATCACATAAGGTAATCACAAATAAAAAATAAAAACGTTATATAAATATGAAGTTATTAGTACCAAGTAGTTTAGATGAAATAAGCCTTTCAAAGTATCAAAGATACTTGAAGGATTTTGAAAAAAGCAAGACACAACCAAACCAAGATACCTATCTTGCGTTGAAGATTATTGAAATCTTTTGCGAGTTATCAGAAGAGAAAGCGAAGCAAATAAGACACGATGATGCCAATAAGGTAGTCAACATTATTTTAGAGTTATTAAGCCAAGAGCCAAAACTTGTACAAGCATTTCAGTTGAATGGAATTACATTCGGATGGTTACCAAAATTAGACGATTTACCATTTGGTGAATTTTTAGATTTAAATAACAACATCGATAACTTTGAGAATATAGTTGTAGCTATGGGAGTATTGTACAGACCGATAACAGAATACACAAAAGATGGTAAGTATTCGGTTGAGAAGTATCAAGGAGATAAGTATCACGAAGTATTGAAAGATATGCCAATGAGTGCGGTATTTGGTGCAACGGTTTTTTTTTGGAATTTAGGAATGGATTTAGTGACATCTACCCACAATTATTTGGAGCATCAGTTGAACAAGATGAGTTTAGCACAGAGAGTCAATTTACAAAAGAATGGGGATGGTTTAGCTCACTTGCTGAATTAGCAAAAAACGATGTCACCAAGATTGAAAAAGTAACGAAAATAAATATGCATTTGTGCTTTAAGATGTTGTGTTACAAGATAAGCAGAGATGAATTGAGACAAAAGCAGTTGGATAAAATAAACAAGAAGTATGGAAAATAAAAAAGGAGTTGAAGCGTTATACGAAATCATAGACACAATGAATGATGAGTTGATAAGCAATCCATTTGTAAACAAAGTAACTTTAGGAAATCTAACCGAAATTGATTTAGCAAAGCAAACCATATTTCCTTTAAGCCATATCACTTTGAATTCTGTTCAACACAACGAAAATACTTTAGGTTTTGATCTAACCATTTACAATTTAGATATCGTCAACATATCAAAAGAGGATGAAATAGGCATCTATGGCAATGATAATTTGTTCTACATACTTACCAACCAACTGTATGTTATTAATCGTTTATTAAGCAGATTAAGACAGTCAACAATCCACAAAGATGGATGGGAATTGGAAGGCAATCCAACAAGTGAAGTTGTGAATAAGGAAATGGAAAATATGTTAGCCGGTTATGAGACTAATTTCACGGTATATGTACCTAATGACATCAACAAATGCTAAAAATAAAATTCAAACATTTAGAAGATGCTATGAATTCTTTTGGCGATAAGGTTGTCGAAGATGCAAAGCAGAACTTGAAAGATAGAGGAAAGATTGATACTGGAGAATTAGAAAATAGTGTCAAGAATAATGGAGTAAGATTTATGAAACGGTCAATGACATTAAACATCGGGATGTCTGACTATGGTGCATTTGTTGACAAAGGTGTGCGAGGTGTAGGTGGAGTAAGAATGACAACAAGCAAATTTAAAAGAACAAACAACAAAGGTAAGTTGTGGAAGCAAAATGGTGGGGACAGTCCATTCAGTTTCAAAAAAGGAATAAAACCAAGCGTAAAACACTTTGTTGAATGGTCAAACAAAAGAGGTATCAGTCCGTATGCAGTAAGGGAAGTGGTTTACCATCAAGGTATCAAACCAAGTAACTTCTTAAGAGATGCCATAAATGACAATATTAAAGCAGTACCAAAGGAGATAGCAGATGCATTTGCATTGGATGTCAATAGTACATTATCACAAATTATAAAAGAGAATTTCTAATGAAAATTATAGCAGCAAGAAGTCCATTTCAAGTAGTAATTGACGAAGCCGACCAAGTAGCAACCAAAGTACAAGTATTTATTTGGAATAAAGGAACATCACAACCATCTGTTCCAACTTATGAGATGAGCGAAAAAATAGCAAGTATCACACAAAGAGAAACAAACTACAATATTGCTCCTTTGGTTTTAAAATTCATTACTCAAATAGAAAACAATTATACTTCTGACTCTGTAGCCGAAGAGCAAAATTCAAACTGGTGTTTTGCTACTATAAACAGATATTATTCAACCAATGGTTTAGACTTTACTTTAATCGACTCAACAGATTATGTATGTGTGAATGGATATACTTTGGCAGAGCAAGGAGTGAATTACCTTTATGGTAATGATGTGGCTTTCTTATTATTGGCAAATCAAAATATAAAGGTCCAGTATGGAAGTCCAAGATATTACTACAACTTTTTATGCGTAAGAACAACTACATCTGCATATCAAGTTAGATACTTTAGAAATAACATACAAGTAGCATCTGAAACATTCTTGACAACCGGTGCATTAGAGACTTACAACTTTAAAATTCCTATCTCTGTTGCAGATAGTGACAGAGCAGAAATCAGACTTGGAACAACATTGGTTGCAAAGTTTGATACTGAATTGATAGAGGAGTGCAAATATGAGCCGGTTGTGGTTAGTTTCGTAAATAGATATGGTGGATGGCAACCATTAATGTTTTTCAAAGCAAGTCAAAATAGTATAGAAACAAAAGGCACAGATTACAATCTAATGCCGGAAAGTTGGAACTACAATTATCAGTTAGGGCAATCAAGAACAATGAACATAAATGGTACAGAAACCATCAAATGCAACACCGGATGGGTTGATGAGAATTACGATGAGTTAATCACAGATTTATTGTTGAGCGATACTGTATTGGTCAACTTTTATCCGGCAACAGTTAAGAGCAAATCAACCACATTAAAGACGCATTTAAGAGACAAAAATATAAATTATACAATAGACTTTGAATTCTCAAATAACTTGCTTAATAACATCGTGTAATGAATAAAAATGTAGAAATTTATATTAAAAAGAATACACTTGTTTATCAAGGATCAGTTAAGACTACCAACACAACACCTTTCACAAGTTTAGTTGATTTAGCCGGTGGCTTTACTGTCAATCGATATATTGGCTATTATGTTTATATTACTTCCGGAGTAAACAAAGGAGCAAGAAGTTACATAACTGCAAACACAATCGATACTCTTACTTTGCAAAATGGCATATCTGTATTGGAAGATGATAGATACAGTATTTATAAGTCAGAATATGAAAGGTTAGATTTATTCAAAGATGAAAAAATTAGCGTTACTTCACAATTACAGAATGCAAATGATTTAGCAAAACTATATACAGACTATTCACAGTCTTTCAATGTACCGGCATCGAAAAAGAATAACGCTATTTTTTCTCATTGGTATGAAAGTAGCATAGACGATGGATATGACCATAGGGTGAGATATGAAGGATATATTGAAATAGATACTCACCGATTTAAGGAAGGAACATTCCAACTTGAGAATGCCAAAAAGAAGTTAGGAAATGTAGATAGCTATCAACTTACTTTTTATGGAAATCTAACACAATTAAAAGACATTATCCGAGATGATAAATTGAACAGTCTAAACTATTCCAATTTTAATCATCCTTACAATAGTGATGCAGTTATAGCAAGAATAGATAGAGTCAATGATGCATTAGGTAATTATTACGATGTAAGATATCCATTAATTGGAAGCCAAAAGAAATACGAATATCAGACTGGAAGTATAACCAATGACATCACATTGCCAACCGGTGCTATCAAGTGGAATGAACTATTTCCAGCGTTACCGGTTACAAGAGTATTTCAATTAATTGAGGCGAAATATGGAGTTTCTTTTACCGGTACATTTTTGGGGTTACCACAGTTTACAAAATTGCATTTATATTGTAAGCCATCTTTGTCGATGTCAGAGCAGACACAGAGAATTCCTTTAAACTTTACTACAGTTACTTCTGGATCGTTTAACGAACTTAATTTGGCAACCGATGTACTTACTACAACTTGGGATTATGTACCGGCTAATGCAATGGGAGACATCTACAATCAAGTGCGAGTAAGGATAACACCGGATACCGGATACACAACAAGGATTTATAGCATTTTTGTTTACAAGGATGGTGAGTTATTTAAGACTTTCACAAATCTAAAAGGAACAAAAGAAGTGACTGCCGATACAGTAAGAAGAAGCGATAACTCAAATCCGATAAGATACGAATTTAAGTTTAGCAGCGATACTACAATGATATTTAGTCCAAGAGTTAGCTTAAGGAGATGCTATGGTTTACCACCTTTAGGAGCACAAACAATCACAACTGCAATAGCGAACAATCCATCACAATCAACAGTAGGAAATATTGAAATAGGCAATTATATTCCGGACATTAAGATATCGGATTTTATTACCGGATTGGTAAAGATGTTCAATTTAATGATTATACCAAAGCCAAATAATACATTTGAGTTGCTACCTTTGGAATTATACTATAATCAAGGTAAAATACTTGACATTACTAAATATACCTATAGCGAAGAATTAACGGTTGAGAAGCCAAAACTTTTTAAGAGCATAAACTTTACTTATGAAGAGAGTAAGAATGTCTTAAATGAAGCGTACAAGGGTTTATATGGACAGTCTTATGGTGATTTGATTTACAGAAACGAAAATACTACCGAGAATAACACATATGATATTAAAGTGCCATTCGAAAATGTCTTGTTTGAAGTACCAACACTTGGAACTAATTTCCAAACTGCGAGTCTAATCGATAAAGATTTAAATCCATATATTCCAAAACCTATGCTAATTTATTTTAATGATTTGGCTTATGTAGTAGGTGGTGGCAATAGGATATATTTGACGAATTCAGCCGGTGGTACTCAAACTATTCAACAGTACATTAGATTTTCAAACGAACTGAACATATTTGCACCGGATTTTTCATTCAGTAATTTAGTTACTTTGAACTTCAGCAATGAGCAATCTTCTTGGACAAATGAACTTGCACCAAATGGATTGTATCAAAATAATTACAGAAACTATATCGAAAATCTGTATAATTTAAAAACAAGAATTTTAAAAGTAAAAGCATTACTTCCGGTAAGTTTAACCGGTAGCAGTATCATAAACAGTTATGGTGAGAAAATAGGTATTGCTTTAAATGACAGATTAATAATCAGAAATAAAAGATACATCATTAACTCATTTACAACTGATTTGACAAGCGGAGAAGCATCATTCGAACTCATAACAGACTACAGAGGATTTGATGCAAGTAGTACTGCCGGATATAGATTTGCAAACATTCAAAATATCGAAGTAGATAACCTATCGACCAAAGTTGACCAAGTTGTATTTTTAAATGACTATGACAGTTTCAATATAGTGGGCGGTGCTTCTTTTTTGACTTATGCAACAAGCACAAATAACAAGGCAGATTTACCTATTGAGATAACTATTGCAAACAATACGAGTGGATTACTACGCTATGATGCAATGACAATCGAGTATTTTAAAAATGGAACATTGGCAAAGATAGAATATTTAAGCATAAAACAAGAGGCATAATGATAAAAGAAATATTAGACTTATTGAAGTCAGCAGAACACTACAACGAGAGTGAATTGATAGAAATTGCAAAGGGAAAAAACAAGATACCGGAAACTTGGATGGAAGCATTTAAACAACACAAAAGAAAATTGAAATGGCACAAGAAATAGACATTAATTTAAACGTAAATACCGAACAAGCAGACAAGTCATTCGGTAGTTTAAAAAGCCAATTAAGACAAGCACAACAAGAGGTTGCTGCTCTATCTGACAAGTTTGGTGCAACTTCAAAGGAAGCGGTTGAAGCAGCAAAAAGAGCCGGAGAATTAAAGGACAGAATTGGTGATGCCAAAGCATTGACCGAAGCATTCAATCCGGATGCAAAATTCAAAGCATTGAGTGCATCTCTTTCCGGTGTTGCTAATGGATTTGCTGCCTATCAAGGTGCATTAGGTTTAGCCGGTGTAGAGAGTAAAGATTTAGAAAAGCAACTTTTGAAAGTACAATCTGCTATGGCGGTTGCTGCCGGATTGCAAGGTTTAGGAGAAGCAAGAGATAGTTTCAAGCAGTTGAAAGCGGTTGCTATTGATGCATTCAATGGAATTAAAACTGCAATAGGTAGTACTGGGATTGGTTTATTAGTTGTAGCGTTAGGAGCAGTCTATGCTTATTGGGATGATATCAAGGCAGCAGTAAGTGGAGTAAGTGAAGAGCAAAAGAAACTCAACGCAATTAGCCAAAAGAATGTTGACCAACAAAATGAGAAATTAAAATCAATCAATGAGCAAGATAATATTCTAAAGTTACAAGGTAAGTCAGAGAAAGAGATTTTGGATATAAAAATCAAACAGACTGATGAAGCAATAGCAGCTAACAAAATAAACCTTGCGACACAAAAGGAAAATAATGAAGCAGCGAGAATAGGTGCAGAAAGAAACCTTGATATGTTAAAATCATATTTAGAATTCGTTTCAATGCCTATCAGATTTTTATATGAAAATGGTGCTAAAGCAATCAATGGTATTATTGATTTAATCAACAAAGTGCCGGGCGTTGAAATAAAATATAAAGTTGATGAGAAGTTTGGAGACCAAGCAGTAGACTATTTAGCCAAATTAGCATTTGATCCCGAAAAGGTAAAAAAAGATGGTGATGCAGCAGTAAAAGCGTCACAAGATGCAATTAATAAACTTTTAAATGATAGAGCCGGTTATCAATTAGGAAAAAATGCTATTGATAAAAAAGCGGAATTATCGGAAGAGGATAAACTTAAAAAGTTAAAAGAATTAAATAAGCAATACAACCAAGAATTAAGCGAAGAACAAATAGCTATAGATACTGCATCGATAGAACAATTCTCTGCAACTAATCAAGCTAAATTAGATGCAGACCAAGCACTAAAAGATAAGTTAATACAAAATGAATTAGCTTATGCTCAAATATTATATGATAGTGAAACCGAAAGAGAAGCAAGAGAAGAAGAGGCAAGACAAAGAAAATTAGAAAATTTCCAAGCTACAACAGATGCAATATCAGCTATTGCTCAAAGTGGAAGTGATGTTTTATCTGCATTGCAAGAAAATGGAATAGCAAAAGGCAAAGCCGGTCAAGCAGTAATGAAAGCAATTACATTGGCACAGATAGCAGCAGATAGTGCATCGGCATTCTCTAAAATGATGCAAGGAACAGAAATCGCTGCAAGTGGAGCAGCAAGTGGAGTACCACCACCGGCAGCACCGGCTACATATTTAGCAACTAAAATAGCATTTTACGCAAGTGGATCAGCCACAATATTATCAAATATCGCAAGAGCCAAAGCATTACTTTCCGGAAGTGGTGGCGGTGGCGGTGTTAGTAAACCTTCTATGGGTGGTGTTGGTGGTGGTGGTACTTCTGCACCTTCATTCAATATTGTTGGTCAAGGTGGTGCTAATCAAATAGCACAAACCATAGGTGGTCAAATGCAACAACCGCTACAAGCATTCGTAGTTGGTCAAGATGTTACGACACAACAAGGATTGAATAGAGGTATAGTACAAAATGCAACATTAGGATAAAAAAACGTTATAAAGATATGAGACTTATAGAATTAATAATTGACGAAACAATGGAGTTGTCCGGAATAGATGCAATCAGTATTGTTGAAAATCCAGCCATTGAAGAGAATTGGATTGCTTTAAAAGGCGAACAAAAAGAATATCACTTTGCAGAAGTAGACAAGGAGAAGAAAATCATTATGGGTGCAATGCTTGTACCGGATAAACCTATCTACAGAAGGGATGAAAAAGAAGGTGAATACTATATTTATTTCAGCCAAGATACTATCCGAAAATGTATGGAGATGTTTTTCCAAAATGGTAACCAAAGCAATGCAACATTTGAACACAAAGAAGAGATCAAAGGATTGACAATGGTTGAGTCTTGGATAGTTGAAGATAAAGAAAAAGACAAGTCTAATCTTTACAATTTAAACGTGCCGGTAGGTACTTGGATGGGAACTATCAAAGTTGAAAATGAAGTGATTTGGGATGAGTTTATAAAAACCAAAAAAGTCAAAGGATTTTCAATCGAAGGTTACTTTGCTGACAGAGCGAAAACACCTTTGTCAAAAGTTGTCCAAGTTGATGACACAGATGCAGAGATTGAAGCCGGATTGGAATTATTAGCAATCAAATATTATATCGAAGATTTTGAGAAAAAAGTAATTTTAGAGAACTTCAATGATTATCCAAAAGAAGCATCAGAGAATGCTAAAGTAGCTTTGAGATATGCAGAAGAAAATGGATGGGGTAGTTGTGGGACTGCAGTAGGAAAAGCAAGAGCCAATCAATTAGCTAATGGTGAAAAGATAAGTGAAGAAACTATTGCAAGGATGGCTTCATTTGCAAGGCACAAAAAGAATAGCCAAAAAGATTTAGGGGATGGTTGTGGCAGACTTATGTGGTTAGCTTGGGGTGGCGATGCCGGTATTGAATGGGCAAGTAACAAACTTAAACAAATCAGAAATGAAAAAAGATAACGGATTTAAAACACCAAGCCGGACCAGTCCAAAGACGAGCGACAGAGGTTGTTTATGTGCTGATAACACATACAATCGGAAATGTTGTGATGGATCATTACAAGCACAAGGAATAGGTAACATCTATCGCAAAGGAGAAAATGCATAAGTGAAAATGCAAAATAAAATTAGCATACGTTATACTAATATTATTAATAAATAAAATATGAAAAACACAGACATTTTAAGCAAAATCAATGCTTTGCTTTCACGAAATGTGAAATTAGAGCAACAGACTTTGGAAAATGGTACAGTTATCGAAGCGGATACTTTTGCAGTAGGCGAAGCAGTTTACGCAGTTGATGGAGATAACAAAGAGCCATTGGAAGTAGGAAGTTATGTAATGGCTGATGGCGTTACTGTTCTTGAAGTATACGAAATCGGTAAAATTGGAGAACTTTCAACTAAAGAAGTTGAGGAAGAAGTAGAGATGGCAGCAGAAACACCATCGGAAGAAGTAGCAGAGACTACAGAGGAAGTTGTACTTGCTGAAGAGCCGGTAACTATGGCACAAGTCAAAGAAGTTATGGCAGAAGTACAAACTCAAATCGATGAGTTAAAAGCTAAAATCGAAGAAATGAAAGGTTATCAAAAAGAAGCCGAAGAATTAAAAGCTACATTGTCAAGTGTACCGGCACAAAAACCTTTGAAACACAAACCAACAGAGAACAAACAACTATTATCTAAATTATCAAATCCGGTAAATACATCCAATACAGAGGCGATGATATTTGCAAGATTATCAAACTAAAAAATTTAAAAAAAAATGGCAAATCAACCAACAATTACATCAAATTATGCCGGAGAATTCGCTGGGAAATATATCTCTGCTGCGGTATTAAGTGCGAACACAATCGCAAACAATGGAGTTACAGTAATTCCAAATGTTAAATTTAAAACTACTTTGAAAAAAGCAGTTATTTCCGGTCTTGTGACTGATGCAACTTGTGATTTTACAGATACTGGAGTAGTTACTTTGTCTGATAAAGTATTGACTGTTGCTGAAAAACAAGTGAACTTACAACTTTGTAAAACACCATTCGAACAAGATTGGGAAGCAGCATCAATGGGTTATTCAGCGTTTGACTCTTTACCGGCAACTTTCTCTGATTTCTTTATTGCAAAAATGTTGAAAGACATTGCTTTGGATACTGAAAACTTCTTGTGGAATGCTACTACCGGTTTAGGTAAATTACTTAAAACAGATGGAGCAACTGCTATCTCTACACCTTTGACTATCACATCTTCAAATGTTATTGCTGAAATGGGTAGAGTTGTAGATGCTATTCCAGCAGCATTGTATGGAACAGAAGACTTGAGAATATTTGTATCTCAAAACGTAGCTAAAGCATACGTGAGAGCATTAGGTGGTTTCTCTGTTGCTGCTACTTCAAACGCTGGTATCAATGCTCAAGGTACAACTTGGTACAATGGTGGTGAACTTACATTTGATGGCGTTACTATCTTTGTTGCAAACGGATTACCGGCAAATACAATGGTAGCTGCTCAAATCTCAAACTTATTCGTTGGATTTGGTTTACTTGATGACCAAAACTTGGTTAAAACGATTGATATGGCTGATATCGATGGAAGTAAAAATGTACGTTTCATTGCACGTTTTACAAGAGGTTTACAAGTAGGTATCGGTGCTGATGCAGTTACATACGGAATTGCATAAATTTATATAACCGGTTAAGAAATTAGCCGGTTAATTTATTAATTTAATAAAAAAAAAGATATGAGTACTTGCTTAATGGCAACCGGAAGAAAACTTCCTTGCAAGGATGTAGTAGGTGGAATTAGAACAGTATATTTTGCTGACTATGGTACACTTGGTACATTGACTATAACTGCCGGAGTATTGACTGCAATGACTGGAACTGGTACTAACTTTTACAAATACGATGTAAAAGGTGGTAACAACTTGGAGCAGACAATCACTTCATCAGATGAGAATGGAACTACTTTCTATGGACAAACTTTGACAACTGTATTAACCAAAATGGATGCAGCTACTCAAGTTGAAATTCAAAAGATAGTTTCACAAAGACCACACGTATTCATTGAAGATAACAACGGAAACTATTTCGCAGTTGGATTGACAAGAGGATGCAATGTGAATGGTACTGCTACAACCGGAACTGCACTTGGTGATATGAATGGATACACTTTGACAATTACTGCCGAAGAGCCAATCCTTGCACCATTTGTGACATCAACTGTTGTAACAACAAGAGCATCTGCAACACAGATTACACCATAATTTTAAAGTTTAATTGTTTTAAAAAAGGTACATTTAATAGTGTACCTTTTTTTATTTGCAAAAATCTAAATTAATTCGTTATACTATTATGACAGTAGTAAATCAAGACAATGCATTGCAGACCTTCATAACCATTCCGAAAGGATATGTGGAAGGGGAAGCAATTACTTTAAAAATAAAAGACGAACAAACAAAAGAGGTATTCACTTATACTGATTTGCAAGTCTATCCAAACGTTTATGATTTAGTTTACATACAAGCCGAGATTGATTGCTTATATGAAGGTGGTTTCTTTGAGTTTAAGGCACTCAATTCTAATAGTGATGTCTTATATAAAGACCAACTTTTTTCGACCAATCAGAGCGTTGCAACTTACTCGATAAACAAAGACAAATATACAAGTCTGAACACTAACAACAATGACTTCATAGTACTTCAGTAGATGAGAAAAAAAGCAGAAATAAAAGAAAAAAAGAATGTCGGGATAGGTGTAGTTAATTTAGCCAATTATACAAGTCCAAAGATAGTAGAAGACCGTACTCAAGAATATGTAGGATATGGTGAAGACAACAACTATTTTGGGTACATTCAAGACAGAATAAACGGAAGTCCTACTAATAACGCTATTGTAAACGGAATTAGTCAAATGATATTCGGACAAGGTTTAGATGCATCCGACAAAGCAATCAAACCAGATGACTACTCACAAGCAATGTTGTTATTCGATGACGATACTGTTGAGAGATTGTCTTATGATTTGAAAGCAATGGGGCAATGTGCTTTGCAAGTAGTCTATTCAATCGATAAATCAAGAATAGTTGAATGTAACCATTTTCCGGTTGAGACTTTAAGAAGTGGGAAATGCAACGAAGATGGAGAAGTTGAGGTTTATTTTTATGCAGAAGATTGGAAAAAAATAAGCAGATCAAAAAAACCAACACCAATACCGGCATTTGGCTTTGGAAATGGTGAAGAAGAAATCCTATACATCAAACCATACAAGACCGGATTTTATTATTATAGTCCACCGGATTGGGCTGGTGGTTTACAATATTGTGAACTTGAAGAGGAGATAAGCAACTACCATTTAAACAACATAATGAATGGTTTAGCACCAAGTATGCTAATCAATTTCAACAATGGTACACCGACAGAAGATGAGCAAAGAGCAATCGAAAGAAGTATAACTCAAAAGTTTAGTGGGACATCTAATGCCGGAAGGTTTATTTTGTCATTTAATGATACAAACGATAACTCGGCAGACATTACACCAGTGCCATTGAGTGATGCACACAGTCAATATCAATTTTTGAGTGATGAGTCAATGCGAAAGATTATGGTTTCTCACCGAGTAATTTCGCCATTGCTTTTAGGTATCAAAGACAACACCGGATTTGGTAATAATGCAGACGAATTACAGACTGCGACAGTTTTGATGCAAAATACAGTTATCAAACCATTTCAAAACTTGTTAATTAAAGAATTTGACAAGGTATTGGCTTATAATAATATCAATCTAAACCTTTACTTCAAGACCTTACAACCATTAGATGCACAAAATGAGTTGACAGTAAGCGAAAAATCAACAAGCATTATCGATGGTATTAATTCATTATCACCATTAGTAGCTAATAAGGTTTTGGAAAGTATGACTGCTGATGAAATTAGGTCTTTAGTTGGATTGAAAGCAGCAATACAACAACAACCATCGGTTGAGACTTTAAGTAGTGAAGAGGGAAGCTATGACATTAATTCTTTTGAAGGAGAAACCATCACAGATGAGTGGGAACTTGTAGACAAAAGAGAATACTGCGAAGACAATTCAGACATCAAGGAATGGGCAAAGAGCAAAATCAAAGCTAAAAGCACAATCTTAAAAGACTTTATAAAATCAAATCCTAATGCTAAAAGTAGTTTGGATGAAAGTCTCTACAAGGTAAGATATGAATATGCAGAGAAGTACTCAAGTACAAACTCAAGAGACTTCTGTGTGAAGATGATGGCACGAACTAATTCCGGTGTAGTATATCGCAAAGAAGATATCGACCAAGCATCATTTCAAGGAGTCAATAATGAATTCGGGCACAAAGGTGAGAATTACTCACTATTCCGTTTCAAAGGCGGAGTCAACTGTGGTCACGTTTGGAATGAAAATCTTTATCGATTAAAAACCAAGACAGATGGAACACCTTATGCAGACAAATCATTGTCATCAAGTGAAGAAGTAGAAAGCATTGAAGGATACAATCCACAACCAGCCGGAAGTGCTGACTCAAAAATAGCACCAATCGATATGCCAAACAGAGGACATCACCCAAATTATAAAGGATAAGAAATGGCAACAACACTATTCATAACGCAAACAGACTTAAAAGCAAATACTATATTAAATGGTAATGTTGATGCTGATCTATTTATGCAATTTATTAAGATTGCCCAACAAATGCACTTGCAGAATTATTTGGGTACTCAACTTTATAACACGATTACTACAAAAATAAACACTTCTACTTTAACCGGTGATTATTTAAACTTGGTCAAAGACTATGTACAACCGATGTTGATACATTTTGCGATGGTTGACTATCTTCCATTTGCAAACTATCAAATCAGAAATGGTGGTGTATTCAAACACAGAAGCGATAATAGCGAAAGCACTACAAAAGAAGAACTTGACTTGCTTGTGCAGAAGCATAGAACTTTTGCAGACTTTTACGCAAAGAGATTTATCGATTATATGGGAATTAATGCAAGTGCTATGTTTCCGGAATACTGGACAAACAGAGATAGCGATATGTATCCGGATCAAAAAGCAAATCCTTGTCCTTGGGTATTATGAAAAAAGAAGAGAACAAAACGCAAAACAAATTCATTGCTTATAAAATCAAGCAAGAGAATATAGAGAAGGTCAAAGAGTATTTATCAAAGCAAATGAAAAAAGATGAGTTATAATTTCACACATATAAAAGGAGATACTTTCGAAGAAGTTAATTTTGCGATTGTTAAAAACAGTGTGCCTTTAAGTTTGACCGGTGCAGTCATAAAAATGCAGTTGAGAAGTGAATGCGGTGGATTGATTGCTTTGAACTTGACAAGTGTAGCGAGTGCCGGAATTACAATTACAAATGCTTCCGGTGGTTTATTCAAAATCAACAAGCAGATAATTGACATTGCTTCCGGATTGTACGAATACGATATCCAAATCACTTTTGCTGATGGTAGTGTAAAGACTTGGTTAAGTGGTGATTTTTTAGTTGAATGTGATATAACAAGATAATGAGCGATATAATAGACATTAATATTACACCGGTAGTTGAGATAATCACTTTAACTATTGAGCCAAACCTAACCACTATAAACGTTAATACACAGACCGGTGGTGGTGGTGGTATACAATCGATTGTTGCGGGTGCTAATATATCTGTAAATAATACAGATGCAAATAATCCTATTGTTTCTGCAACCGGATTAGTGCCTTATGTTGGTGCAACGAGTGATGTCAACTTGGGAGAATTTGGATTGCTTACCGGAAATATAGAGTTTGACAATACACCAACTAATATACCTACAAATGCCGGTTCAGTATATTACAATGATACCGATGGGACTTTGGATTTAATCTTGAAAGGTGGCAACGTTAAACTACAAATAGGACAAGAACAAGTTGTCAGAGTAGTAAACAAGACTGCAACAAATATTGATTTATTAGAAGCCAACTATCAAGCGGTTAGGGTTACCGGTTCACAAGGTCAAAGATTAAAAGTTGATTTAGCACAAGCCACAAACGATTTGTTGAGTGCTGAAACTATTGGATTAGTGACTGAAACTATTGTAAACAACCAAGAAGGATTTATTACAACAAGTGGATTGGTTCGAAATATAAATACAACCGGTAGTCTTCAAGGAGAAACTTGGGTAGATGGTGATGTACTATACTTAAGTCCAACCGTTGCCGGAAATTTAACAAAGGTTAAGCCGATTGCACCAAATCACTTGGTGATTATTGGATATGTAATTCACGCACATATCACACAAGGAACTATATTTGTTAAAGTTAATAACGGTTATGAATTAGATGAACTGCATAACGTATTAATAAACACACCACTAAACAATCAACCATTAGTTTATGAAACTTCTACACAAGTTTGGAAAAACAAAACAATAATTGAAGATACTATTGTCGATGGTGTTACAGATAAAGCACCAAGCCAAAATGCAGTATTTGATGCTTTAGATTTAAAGCAAGATAAATCATTATCAGCATATACAGTTATTGCAAATAATACAAATGCTACTGCCAACGGAGACTCTCAAACTTTCAAATCTATAGCAAATCAAGTTTATACTGGCACTCCAATTTGGACCGGAACAACTGCTCCAAGTGGAGCAACAACACATTCTTATAGTTGGAATCAAATAGGTAATGTAGTTACATTGAGAATAAATCTATCTTATGCGAACGGGGGAGGGTCTCTTACAGCTGTAACGATACCATTGCCTACTGATTGTCCATCCCCATATGTTGCAAGTGGTGGAGCTCCTTCAACTAATAGAGTAATTGCAGTAGGTGGTGGAATTATGCAAACAAATTTTTCACCAAGCACAACAACAACTTATGTGCTTTTAAAAACAAATAGTACAAATACTGGTTTTGATATCTTTGTACAAAGAGCGGCTGCAAATTATCAAGTAGTAACGGTAACGGTAACATATTTAACAACGTAAAAATGGAAAAACAATTTTTTGTATTTGATGAAATATCAAAAAAATATATCGGTCAATATTTTTCGATTGAAAAGACTTTAGTTAATAGTACAGAACTTGTACCTATAAGTGATTCTTGTGAATGGAATGGTGTTGAATGGGTAGTTATAGAAAATCAAATTATTGAATGTCCATCAGAAGTACAACTTTGGCGAATTAGAACTATCTTAAAATTGTCATCTTTAGAGCAAGTAGTTGAAACTGCTTTGAATAATTTGCAAGAGCCACAAAAGACCGGTGCATTGTACATTTGGAACTATGGCACTACCGTTGAAAGATATAGCCAAACCGTTTTATTATTGCAGTCTATTTTAGGATTGACAGATCAACAGACTGATGATATTTTTATTCAAGCAAATAACATATCTATATGAAAATAATTAAAGATACTTTGCAAAACAATGGAAAGTGGTCTCAAAAGAGATTGCTTACCTTTAGCACTTTTTTTGTCGCAGTAATCTATGTATTTTGTCCTTTGGTAAAAGAGTCATTCGATGTGAAAGAGTTTGTCTTTTTGGGTTTTTTAGGTGCTGGTGGATTTAGTCTTTTTAGAACACAGAAACAAAACGAAAATACCAAAGGCAATGAGTGAAGAAAGCGAAAGATTAGACAGACTTGAAAATCATTTCAAAGTCTATAAGACCGATATGAAAGATGTGAAGGATGAATTGAAGGAAGTGCGAATTTTATTAGGTGGAACTGAATTGAATGGCAGAAAAGGTTTTGTTAAAGTGATGGAATTGGTAGAGGATAAAGTCGACAGACTTGAAATGCAACTACAGTTGATGGAAAATGATATGGATAATGTAAAATTTTGGGGTAAAGGAATAGCCGGAGTTGTATTTATAACTATTGGAATTGCTTTTAAAAAACTATTTAGCTTATGAGATATTTAATATTGCTTTTATTCTTGGTTAGTTGTGGATCAAGAAAGGTAAACAAGTCAGTTATTGACCAAGAAACCAAACAAGAAACTACAACCAGTATAGTAGATACTTCAAAGACAACTACAAACACAGTTGAAAACACTAAAATAGTAGACACAAGCAACTGCGAAGAAATAGAATTCATTCCGGTGGATAATTCCAAACCAATGACCGTAAATGGAAAGACTTATTTTAACACTATTTTAAAGCAGAAAAAAAGAAAGTCTAATATAAGTATAGTAAAAGATAAAAAAGTGTCGCAAATCGAAGATAAAGCGGTAAATATAAAGGTTAAGGAAGAATTAGAACAAACAACAAAAGTAGATACTAAAAAAATAGACAAGAAGCCATTACCTTTTTGGCACTTTTTATTTTTGCTTTTATCATTTTTAGGTTTAGTATTAATATTATTTATTTATAGAAAAAAAAGAAACAATGAAAGTTAGTAAACATTTAACGTTAGAGGAATTAACACATAGCGAAACTGCCATTAAATTAGGCATAGTAAATCAACCTAATCAACTACAGTTAGCAAACTTGGTAAGATTGGCAGAGAAAGTATTTGAGCCGGTTAGAGAGCATTTCGATACACCGATACACATATCTTCCGGTTACAGAATAATGAACTTAAATCAAGCCATTAAAGGCAGTATTACAAGCCAACATTGCTCCGGAGAAGCTATCGACATTGATATGAAAGGAGACAAGTTGACAAATGCTCAAGTTTTTCATTTTATAAAAGATAATTTAAAGTTTGACCAGTTAATAGCAGAACATCCAAAAAACAAAGAATTATCTTGGGTACACGTTTCTTATTCTGATAAGAATAGACAACAAATATTAGTAGCCAAAAAAGTAAATGGAAAGACAGTTTATATTCCATACAAAAGTGATAAAGATTTAATATAATTACGTATATTAAAAAGAAATTTTAATAGAAATGCTTTTTTATTAAAATAATTTTTTATATTTGTGCCAATCAATCTGCTTGGAATCGGATTTGATTATCTGATTCACAAAGATTGTAGAAAAAGATAACCCTTGATTAAGTCTTCCAAGCAGCTTAATTGAGGGATTTTTCTTTTATAGACTTATCCAAAAAAGTTTTACCGGTTGACTGAAAAATAACCATCGTATATTGAAGTGATTCGATAGTAGGCGAAGTAGTAATGCAAAAAGTAATATCTAACGGTTATAGATAAAAAATCCCGCTCTAACTTTGCTTGTTAACGGGTGCTACATTCCGAAAGGTAAAAATATAACTGAACTAAAGAGCCATTCCGAAAGGAGAAGTAAATAAGAAATTGGCGTAGCAAGGAAGTGTAGATATTGCTTGATTAATTAAATAGGGAATTAATAAATGTTAAATTAGTTGACTTGTCCTAATGTAGCATAAAAGCATTGCTTTACAAAAAATTAAATAATAACTAAATTTAAGAATATTATGGACAAAGACAAAAAAATACCGACATTGAGCAAAACGGCTGTTATATGCTGTGGTAGGTTAGAAAAAATGGATTTAGGATGGATGGTTACAGAAGATGGTGTTAAATTAATGCCTTTTATTGATGGTGAAAAAATGATAAAATACAGAGTAAATAATTGTCCTAGTTGTGGTGCTTACGTTCGGGATTGCACTATCCAACCATAGCATATAACGGTTCACTACTATATTTCAGTAGCGGAAAAGTAAAAAACAATACTGCAATTAAGATGAAAGATAGAATATTTATTGAATTTTTGAATAATAATAACGAAAGAATGTTAATTGATTTCGATGACATAAGATGTGTACAAGAAGGAAACTCGGAGCATTCAAAAGGGTATTGTAAAATCTTTTTCTTTTCAGATGTAAATGTTCATCAATGGATAAAAGAAGATTATAATAGTGTATTAAATAAAATGAAAATGATTTTAAAAACAACAACACAATGGAAATAGAAATCAGATCAATAAATAAAACGCAATTTAGTGGTAAAATATTAATTGAAGTTATTTGGAAATATAAAGAAAGACATCAAGTAAATTATATAATTACTGAAGAAGATTATTCAGAAGAACAAATCATTAATTATTTAAAAAACCTAACAGAATGAAATCAAAATACGAAAGCAAAGAGACATATCTTGCAACCTTGCAGATAGAGGATGACTACAAAAACCTTGTTATCTATTTAGAAGAATTGGAAGTCTTGAAAAAAGAGACAGACAAAAGAAAGAAAATAGAGAACCATTGCATTAAGATACTGGAGAGCATCATTCAGCAAAAAGAAATTTTAATAATTGACAAGACTGCTGAAATGAAACTACTTTTTGATTTAAAATTTGATGTATGAAACCAAAAAAATGTAAAGTCTGCCAAGAAGTATTCACACCGGTCCAGTTTGCACAAGCAGTCTGCAATTATAAATGTGCAATGATCCATTCCAAGAAATTAAAAGAGCAAAAGGAAGCAAGAGAATGGAAAGCAAATAAAGCCATTTTAAAGAACAAACTTAAAACGCTATCACAATATGAAGCAGAAGCAAAGAAGGTCTTTCAAAAGTACATCAGAATGCGTGATGAGAAACTACCTTGCATAAGTTGTGGAACTACAAAAAAAACCGAGTATGCTGGAGGTCATTATTTCAAAGCCGAAGTCTATAGCGGATTAATATTCGATGAAAGAAATTGCCACAAGCAATGTAATGCTTATTGCAATAAATATCGTGATGGGGCTCAAGCAGAATACAGAATTGGATTAGTTGCAAGATATGGTAAAGAATATGTAGAGTCTTTAGAAAATGATAGTATTGAAAAAAGGAACTACAAATACACAAAGGAAGAATTAATTGCAAAAAAGTTGCAATATGAGATTAAAATCAAAGAATTATAGCTATATTTGTCAAGGTTTTACATTTATGTTTGGTTTAGTGACCACGAAAATTCCCTTGTTTTAATAGACTTGGGAATTTTTTTTTGGTTAAATTGAAAAATAAATGGTAAAAAGTTTTTTTTATAAACATTTTGTTTATAGATTTGTCAAAGAAATGAAAAACAAATCACTAAAAACAAATATTATGAAAACT